TGCGAACAGAGTCGGGGCTGGTGATGATAGAGAGCAAATTTACACATATCGTTCACTGATTTTGGACCCTTCCCTTCTTCCGCAGGGAAGAAGGGAATTCGCATGCAAAATTTAAAATCTCACTGTTGACTCACTCTCAGTGCCAAAATGCTTTATAGCCCTGAGTTTTCTTCTGCCGAAAATACCGCCACGATTCATCTCCATTCACTGGACATATATTTTGTCGTGCTGACACTCCTGGAATCTTTTCATTCCCGTACAGTTATTGCCACTGTCCCCAAGGGTCCGCGCCCTACCCGCCGTACAGTTATTAACAGAACTCCCAGAGGGCGCTGTCGCCCCCTTAAACGTCAACGGCGCGCTGGCCTTCAGCCTCATCTCCCAGCGATCCCATCCAGGCCGCAGCCATAAAAAAACCCGCTTTCGCGGGTTGGGCTTACAGCAGCTGCGGTGACGGATTATTGCTGCCTTTTGCCATCATCGGCACCGTATTGATCTGCGCCGGTTCGACGATAATCCCGGACACGCTCTCCAGGGTTTTAAAGGTACAACTGCAGTTAATGTTCTGGCACTGGTGATAACGTTCCTTCGTCTCTTTCGAAACGTAGCGACTGCTTTTCGTATGGGCGGCGGTCTGACATTTTGGGCAATGCATCATGGTGGTTCTCCTCTCTGGCATACAACAACATTAGCCAAAGACTAAACAAAAAGCAACTTAAATTAGACTTAATCTAACCAACCTGTTTTTCCACTAAGACGTAATCCACGTTTTCAACCATCAGCTCCAGGTTCAACAAGGTGGTAAATCCACTTTTATCGATGGTATGCACGATATTGGTAATCAGCCATTTTTGATTATCGATGACCGATTTAAAGCCCTGGGCTTTGACCGGCGTTTCAGGAATCAGCTTTGCAGCGCCCAGTGCCAGTAGGATCTTCAACGTAGCCCGGTTACGTTGCAGATCCTGCCACTTCGCTTTAGCCGCCTCCTCTGCTTCCTCCTGGCTACTGAAGTGCGTATTCAGTACATACAGCTTCTTATTGCTGCCAAAAACATAGGTTTTTCCCGGGTCTTGTTGCCCGATTGTGGGGATATTTTTGGCCGCCGGATGGACAGGGTTCACCGCCGGTGTTGCTGGCGGTATCGTGTTGACGGTTATCCCTTTCTGCTGCGCCTTTTTCTGATCGTACCATTTTGCTTCAACGCCACTGTAATCGTCGCGCTTAAACAATTTGTACTCATACTTATCGCCATCCTGTCGGTTCAGATTCAGGAGTGGAATCGGCTTTCCGCTCACGGTCACGCCCTGCCCGGGGGGAAAGAACAGTAGCGTCTTATCTTTTATTGCCGCCACCGCGCCAACCAGCATAGCCAGCCGGGTAATGAACGTGCCGTCCGTTTCCTGCGTCTGATCGATATGCTTAATCTTTTTTTTGGCTATCTCCGGCCGCACGTCGGAGGTAAGTCCGTTACGTTTCGCGATTTTGTCCACAACCTCGCCAACCGTCATGTCTGGATATGAATCAGTGATTTTAACATCGAGCGAGCCGCTAAAATCGGCGCTTCGGGCGACAACCGTTATCGTGTCCGGCGCGCCTTGGTAGGTGACCTGATCAATGATGTAGGAGCCCTTATCTGCAAGCGGCTGCCCCTTCCAGCCTATCTCTAAGACCACTTTTGCGCCAAAGGGCGGCATGACCAACTGGCCGTCACTGTCGTCGAGCACCAGGTCCAGCTGATCGACCTCCAGGCCGCGGTTGTCCGTCAACTTCAGAGAAATCAGCCGTGGGCGAATATCTTCCGTTTTATCCTTCGTCTCAATTTTGATAGTAAAGTCCGGCGTAGGCGCAACGCGCAGGGGCACCGGAATCGGGACGATATCGCTCATCTCAGCGCCCTCCATTCAGCGCAGAAGTGGCGCTGTTGATGACAGAGCCGACCCGTTGCGCTGCGTCGCTGGCCCGGTTTTGCAGTTCTTCCGCCTGCCTTTTTAAGTCCCCGAACATACTGGTTAGTGAATCGTCTACCCGCATCAGGTTGAGGGTAAAGCCTATCTTGCGCGCGCTGCCGTCGCTGTAGAACTCCGTATGCGTGGCCGAGAAATCCGTCACAACAAACATGCCGTAAATAATGCCATTGCCGCCAATCAGCGGCCACGCCAGCCCTTCATCGGCCATGGCCTTCAGCGCCAGCAGCGTGACATTGCCGCCGGTGATTTCAGGCCGGAGCTCGCCAGACAGCTTGATTTTATCGTCGCCGCCGCCCAAAAACTGGGTCGACTCACGACGCCCCACGCGGCTGTTTTTTGCCCAGCGATAGGTAATGTCATGCTGTAAATTGTCGAAGGGAAGGGTTTGCCGTACAAACGGCATCATGCCTAATATCATCATCATGGTTAATTAATCCAGACTAAACATGGAGTTATAGCTATGGTCAGACGTGGGCCATGGCGATGCAGTGGAATACTGCGCAACGGCCTGTCCAATCGCCTGAGGCTCACCTGTCGCATAGATATTGTTGGTGACCGTGTGCTGACGGTTATCCACGTTTGAATTGTTAACCGAGGGCAAAGGCTGATTGAGCGTGCTGTTCAGGCTGGCGCGCGATGCGGCCGGACGGGCATCCGCGTTATCCTCATCCTCTTCATCCTGCTCACGCATTTTGGGCGGAGGCAGCTTGTCTTTCACCTTGTCAGATTTCTCATCGATGATGCCAAGCTTGCCCAGCACCCAGTCAATGCCGCCTCGCAGCTGATTCAGGGCTTCACCGGGTAATTTGAGTGCTGTCGCCAGCATATTGCCGAAGCGCTGTCCCATCTCACCTGCCGAGGCCAGTTCCTGCTGAGAAAACTTCACGGGTTCCAGCAGCTTTGAGAACCAGGCCCCCAGCTCGGACACTTTATTGCTGAACCACTCAAATACCGGCTTCAGCGGCGCGAACGCGTCGCTTATCGGCCCCATCGCCGCACTGAAGCCCTGAGCGATGCCGCTGATAAAGGCGCTAATCGGTTCCCAGTACTGATAAACCAGCATGGCCCCCGCCGCGATAGCGGCACCAAGCACCACCACCGGCAGCGTGATCGCTCCCAGCGTGGCCGTAATGGCGCCGCCGATGATGGCAAATGCACCGCCCAGCAGCTCCACGCCCGCCATAATGGTGCTCAGCCCGCTAATGACCGGCCAGGCAATGTTCCCGACGCTGGCCAGGGAATCCACCAAGGTCAGCCCACCGGCCGCCAGCGTCAGCAGGCTGTCAGAAAGTTGAGGATTGATATTCATGACGCCGGTCAGAACGGACTGAACGGATAAGCCGTCCTGACTGATAGCTTGCAGGTTAGTATCCACAGAGGCATCTGCTGCAGGCGGCTGGGCTGCGGGCGACTGAGACAGCTGATCCAGCCGGCCACTGGCCGCGCCCTTCATCAATGCTGCGGCAGGTGCGGCGCCCTGTTCACCAAAGATGGCCTGCAGATAAGTGGCCTGCTGGGCAGCGTCGAGCTTGTTTTTCTCAAACGCCGCCTGCACCTGGCTGAGCACCGCGAAAATGGGCTGACTGTTGCCCTGGTCGTCAGCGGTTTGCACATTCAACGCTTTAAGCGCGCTATCTGCGCTGGCATCAGGCGCCTGAACGTGCGTTAACATCGCACTGGCGCCGGCGCCTGCCTGGCTGCCCGTTATACCGTTTTCCGCCAGCACGCCCATCATGGCCGCAGTCTGGCCAACACTCAGTCCCGCCTGTTTTGCCACCGGGCCGACACTGGCCATCGCCTTATTGAGTTCTGTGATATTGCCCGCGCCCTGCCCGTCAACGCGTCCCTTGCCGTCTTTCGCGTCACTGGGTGACAGGTAATCGATAACTTTGCGGCCCTTCTCGACAAAGTCTTTGGCCTTCGAACTGGCGCTTTGTACGTTATCTGCCAGCGCCATGCCCGCACGGTAACGTTCACGGGTGCGGTTGAGCTTGTCCTGGCGCTGATTTAGCAGATTCATGGACTCACCCTGCGCATTGAGGGTGGATGTCGTGCGCTCTGTTTGTTGATTCAGCTTCTGGCGCTCGCTGCTCAACCGGCGCGTGGAAATTCCCGCCTCGTTCAGGGACTGGCGCTGATCCTGCACTGACTGACGCAGTTGAAGGTTTTTTTGCTGCAGCGCGTTAGCCGACTGACGCAGCTTATCCAGCGCCTGGGTTTGTTCCGCGGTAGGGTTTTGGGTGTTTTTAAGTTGAATGGCAAGTGCCGCTGCTTCTGCCCGGGTATTTTTAAGATTTTGTTGGGTCAGCGTCAGTTCTTTGCGGGTTTCACGGAACCCTTCAATCTGCGCGGATTTGGCGTTGAGCTCGTCCAGGCGATCCTGCGTTTCCTGGATATCCGCAGACAGCTTTTCGGTTTCTTTACGTACGGCATTGAACGGGCGCGTAGCCCGATCAACCGCTTCCAGCAGCACTTGCAGCTTGAGCGTGTTACTCATCTGAGGTTACTCCACTGCGGATCATCACTCTATGCCGCCAGTCGAGTAACTCTTCCAGCGACATGGGATACATTTCTGAGGGTGGCCAGTGAAAAACGCTGGCAATATCGGCCATCAGGTCATTGACCGTCAGATCGCGGGGCCAGCTTACGCGGCCGATTTCGCTGACAAAAAACCAATCACCTTGCCGCCCAGGGCAATCAGGTCAACTGGGTCCAGTGCGTTGCACTCTGCTTTGGTCAGCGATGGCATGGTGATGCGGGGCAGCACCATCAACAGGGCATCCACATCGGACGAGGCCAGATCAGCCAGCCGCACACCGCGCAGCGCGCCGGCGGTCGGTTTCACCAGCTCAACCTGAGCGATCACCACATCGCCACGTGAAATCGGGCTTTCCAGCACCACCAGGTTTTCTTTCAGTTCTGGCTTATCAAGCTGTTCCATTTTTTCTCCATCCCAATCAAGAGGGGCCAGCGCAGGACGCGCCGGCCGTTGTTATTACACCAGGCCGAGGTTTTTACGGCGCTGTTCCAGACGATCGACGCCGTTGACCTTCTCCACCATGTTGACGGTGTCGATTTCGATCAGCTCTTTGCCATTCCAAGTCAGTTTGAAATAGGTGTTTTTACTGGTGATTTTGGTTTCGGTGTTTTCGCCCTGTTTGGCTTCACCGAAGTCAAAGGACTGGTGCTTACCGCGTACTTCGATTTCCACGGCGATTTCTTCGCCGGTGTCATCACGCTGATAAGAACCGGTGAAACGCAACGGTACGTTCGCCATCGCGCCCCACTGGCTTAATACCAGCTCATCCATCCCGCCCAGCGTCCACTCCATATCGAGTGCCGCATCGTCCAGGCCGTTATCAATGAATGCCGCACCGTTCATACCGCCAGCACGGTAGGTATCCAGCTTGCGTGACAGCTTCGGCAGCGTAACTGCGGTGACGATGCCCTGATAGCTGTTTGAATCGTTGAAGAGGTTCAACCCCTTGAGTTTACGTGGCAGTGCCATTTATCCGGCTCCTTAGCTGTTTACGGATGCGGCGAAGTTCGCCAGATAGGTATCGGTGATGCGCTGACGCAGGGTCAGATCTTCCAGCGGCGGCACCGGCGTGTAGTCGTAATCGATAAACAGTTTGCCCGCCTTCAGGCTCTCTTTATCGTTGGCGCTTTCGTCGTACCAGCAGTTGGCGCCCAGCAGATAACCGGCGCTGACCAGCTCACGGAACTTGGCATTGATACCGGCGATGATTTCGCGTACCAGTACTGGCGTCAGCGGTTTGTCGTTGGCCCACATGTGCGCTTCCGCCATGGTATCGGCCAGCACCTGCGCTGAACGGGTGTAGTTTTCAAAGGCAAAAAGTGGATCGTCACTGCAGGTGCGGTTGCCCCAGAAACGGAAACCGTCCTTGCGAATCAGCGTGGTCACACATTTTTCGTTCAGCAGATCGGCATCGGTGCCGGTCTGTTGCAGATCCCAGAAAACATCTGCAGAGATACCCGTCACGCCATTGACGCCCACGTTAGACAGGGTTTTATGCCAGCCGGTGTCGTTGTCAATTTTGGCGCGCAGGCCCAGCGCACGTGCGGTGGCATAAGCCATTTCAGATTTATTGGTTGCCGTGTTCCAGGCAATAAAATCTGGCCAGATCACCATCAGCTCGCGCTGGCTGAAGTTTTCGCGGTACTTCATGGCGTCAGAGATGGTTTTACTGTTCCAGGCGGACACGTAGGCAAAGCCACGCAGCTGCTGGGCAATGCTGGCCAGCGCTGTCGCCACTTCCAGCGAATCCAGACCCGGCACGCCAAGAATGCGCGGTTTAACACCCAGCTGCGTTTGCGCGCTGAGCAGCGCCTTCATGCCGGTGTATTTACCGTTCGCATCCGTCGAGCCAATCAGGTTAGAGGTGGTTTCAGCCTGGCTCGCGCCTTCTGCAACGCGAACCACGACGGTTACCGGCTTCGCCTGGTCAGCAATCGCCTGCAGCGCGGCCGCTAAGGTGCCTTTGGTACCGGCTTTACCGATAGCTGCCTGCACGTTGGTCAGCAGAACAGGTGTGTTAAGAGGAAATGCCGTTGCATCAGCATCTTCTGCGGTGCAGATCATGCCAACAATGGCGGTTGAAACTGTTGAAATGGTGCGTGTACCGTCATTGACTTCGACGACGCGGACACCGTGATGAAAATCAGACATCTGTAGCACTCCGTGTTGTGGGTGTGCTCAGAGTGTCAGGTCAGTGAAAAGGATGCATTCGATTGCGGTTTGCTGGCATATGACTAAACAGCACTTGAACTAATCGCAATTATAGTGAAGGATTCTCAGCGCCAGACAGCGCACGAAAAAAAATAACCCATTGTAAATATTAAACTTAATGACTCAACGATTCTTTTTAACAGAAGTTTTTATGAGGTTCGCTTTTCATGATATATCCAAGCGTATGAACAGGGGCACAGGGGAAATAAAGAACAGGATTTGACGTTACTGCAAATGGCTCAGCTGGGGCTAAAACTTAAGGTCTGGGAAGTGATGAGTGAAACCGTTAATTGTAATGAAGTGATACGCCGCGCGATAAATTCATCCGTTAATGACTGATGAAGGATATCGCCGCAGCGTAGTAGATGCAGAGCGAAGAATGTCATCCTGCTCAACCAGCTCTCAAATTTCCAGCATGCTACTCTGGTGCTTGAGGCCAGTCGGGTTTGGCTGTATCCACACGGTTAAGCATTACCCGATATTTTTTCCAGGAAAGTAAACGGGCTTTTTCTTCATCAGTGGCCATCTCTAAGTCTGCGGCATCCTGAAGCGGCGCAACGACTTTAGATGCTGCGACAAGTCGCTTAGCTTTTTCAGCTTCTGCAAAAGCCGTCAGCTCTTGCTCCGTATAAATCCGCTCTACAATGCCCTTACCGTCAAACACCCAACCACCGGTATTATCGGCAAGACGGTTTTGCTCCGTATTTTCAATCTCCGTTACGCTAAGCCCATCAGGAAATAAAGAGGATACATCGGTAAAATTGTTCGCAATAGCCGCGACAATCCCTTTTTCACGATACGCAATTTTGATAGTGTCTGGCGAAAACAATTTCTGACTTTCATACCATTCATTACCGTCTTCATCGAACAAAAACCATGCACCGCCCTGTGCCAGCGCTTTCTGCTGCTCGGTTCTGGGTTCACCACGTTTAAAGTTTTTAAGATTCATCATTATGAGCGTCCCACCGTTATCCATTGACCACTTCTGTAATACTGGATATAGCTCCAGAAAAGCCCTTCTGCGGAATAATCAGCATCACCATTGGTAAAACCGGTTAATACGGTATTCGCATTGCGATAATCCGTGATGCCGTTAGCACCGACCTGGTGCTCTGCTGTTAAGCGTATATCCGTCACTCTGTTAGCCTGAGCATCACTTGCCGCATTCCGTATCGCAGCGAGTTGTGAATTGAGCCAGTCGCTTAGCCAACCGCCCCAAGCGCTTCCATATAAATTACCGTCCGTTTGAAAGCACGCATCCTGGGCGTAGAAATTACCTTCTATACGTGTATTTGCACCCAAATACAGCCGCCCATCATTTGCATTGATGCGCAACGGTCGGGAGTTATCCCATAAGCCATCAGGATCGCCATTTACCGTTTTCAAAATATAAAAATCGTTGCCATCAAAGCGGAGAAAAAACGCCTTATTATCGGTGCGAATACGATAGCTATTTAGACTTGTCGTACTAAGCTCACCTGTCATAGTTCCCCCGGCGACAGGAACTGCGTCAATATCTCTGGCAGTAGGTTTATTATTTGTATGATATAACTCATACCAGTCATTCCAGGTCTGATTGTCGCCGTTCATTGTACGGACTTTAAAGTGATTACCATTTGCGTAACTGGCAGCAAGCTGGACGCGATAATTCCCTGTATGTCCTGAGAAGTCCAACAAAGATGCCTCGAAACCCGGCGAGTTTTTAGCTGAGGAATAGACAAAACTGACAGCATTAGCTGATAGATCGTTAGTGTCTTTGTAAGCGCTGTCGCCTTCTCCACGAGCGTAAACAGTCCGTACCGCAATCGCCCCACCGTTAACCAGTGCACGTCCAGCAGTAACATCATCTTTTGAAGTCTGGATCTCACTCAAGGCCGCACTGCCTAATTCAAGATTTTTTCGGGCTTCAGCCATCAATCCAGCATTTTTAATCTCCGCTAATGCATTAGCCGTTTGTAGATACTGAGGGTGAGGATTGGCTGCCTCGACGTGTTTTTTCATCACGTCGTCGGTATAGCCTTTTACCTCAATCGTTTTATCATCCACATACTGCCGCGTGGCCAGCACAACCGAAGGGTCGATCTTTAGCGTAACGGAACTGGGACTATTTACGATCAGAATCATGCGCACGGTCTGAGTACGACCGCTGCCTTCCTGCAGCTTTGGCTTGTAAGTTTCCGCGCAGTTCGCGACGGCAACCATCGTGCCGTCGTCGTCATACAGGGCAATCTCGCGGATCCAGAAGCCACCCTCGTCCTCTGGAATAATCTGTTCAGCAATAATATGGTTGCTGTTAGCGGTATCAGTTTTCAGCGTATTCAGTGCGGCACGGCGCTTTTCGCTAATCAGTTTGGTCTGCGCGGGGTCCGGTGTTGGCAGGCTGCCTCCACCATCGCCCAAAGCCATTTCGGTAATCTTCAATTGAGTACCCTGGGCTGCGGCATTGGCCAGCTTTGCCGCGCCCTGATTGGTCAGTAGGGCAAAATATTTCGTTGTCATGCTCTCACTTCCGTCAGATCATTAAGATGGACCGCTGCACGGTGTAACCTGAACCGCCTGCGGTGTTGATTAAGGTATAAAGGGATAAACGGTTAATTCGTCACCGCTATAGCTGGCGACAGTCACAGGTAAAGAACCCGTTGAATCAAGATTGATAGACAATCCAATCAAATGTCGGCTAACCGGTTTTGCATCAGCAATTAACCGCTCCAGCTCGTTGTACATTGCCTCATCAATCCCGGCTTCCTGCACGCCAACATCGATGCGAAAGGTGCCCGGAACCCCATCGTTTTGCCACCATTCGGTGAAACGGATCAGGTAGCCAATCGGCTCCACCACACGACGCAGAGAGCCAATCGTCCCTTTGTGTTTATGGATATATTCCGATGCAGCAACCACGCTGCGTTTCGTGCTTTCGCTCCAGCCCGAATCCCAACGATCCACCGACCAGGCCCAGGCCAGATAGGGCAGTAGCTCTACCGGACAGGTCTGCGAATTCCATAACTGGCGCAAAGGAACAGGAATGGACTCCAGCGCTGCGCAGGCTTCAGCCGCGGCAACTTCCAGGGCTGATGAACCCGTTGGCAGCAGGCGTTTACTCATCGGAACCTCCTACCGTGATCTGGTAGCCGGTGCAGAACGCGGCCTGAGTTTTATCCAGCACCACATCGGCCACCGGCTGGGCCAGTTCGACGCGCTGTACACCTTCTACATGTAGCGCGGCATACAGCGCAGACTTGCGAATATCGCGGCCTAAACGTGCCTGGGTGTTTACAAATGCCTTGAGCTTCGCCTCGGATGCGGCACGGATGGGCTCCGCCTCGGGACCGGGATACAAATACAGCGTGGCGTCAACGCGATAATCCACAATCTGAGCCGACTGGACGGTAACCCGGTCAGCAACCGGACGGACATCTTCGTCATTTAGCGCGGCATTCACGATCGCCAGCAGGTCGCTGCCCGCCGCACCGTTGCCTTCGCGGGACAGCACGGTAATCGTGACGCTGGCGGGAGAGGGACTGATAGCCGAGGCATCGGCTACGCGGCCATCGGCGCTGCGTGCATGAAATTCGTAAGCGCCGGACGGCCCCGCAACACTCAGCCCTTCAAACGCGGCGGCAATGCGGGCGCGGAAGTCTTCATCCCGCTCCATTACCGCCTCAACAGGGGGCGTAACGGTATTATCCGCCGGCGTCAGCACCAGCCGCGTCACGCCGTTGTTGGCGCCCAGTTGATCCAGATCGCTGCCGTTGGCCCAGGCCACCATCACCGCCTTGGCCGCCTCGTTGATGCGCTGACGCAGAATGACTTCCCGGTAGGCGTTCTCCTGCAGGAGTTTCACCAGCGGGTCGGACTCCAGCGCCAGAACCCGAGCAACCGATGCCTGCTCGTCTGCAGGATAGAGCGAAATCAAGGTGGCTTTGCGTTCGGCAAGCAGCGTTTCATAGTCCAGCGTTTCCACCACGTTTGGCGCAGGCAGCTGGCTCAGGTCGATAGTAGGCATGATTCAACTCACAGGGACGGTTAACGAAAAATCCTGCGCGGTGTCCGCACGGTTGCCGGTGATTTCCACCACCATCCCGCCGTCAAACGCAGATTCAAAATTAATGGCAGTCAGGCTGATGCGCGGCTCCCACTGCAGGATCGCCATATAACAGGCCGACATGATTTGCAGGCGCAACCTGTCGTTCTGCGGCTGGTCGATTAGCGCCGACAGCAGTGAACCGTAGTTACGGCGCATCACCCGCGATCCCAGCGGCGTCGTCAGAATGTCACGGACGGACTGGCGGATATGCTCCAGCTCAACGAGGGTTACGCCTGTTTCGCGGCTCATGCCGGTGTAGCGTGCTGTTGTCATAATGGTGCTCCTGTGGTGCCACCGCTGTCGCCCGGATGCTGGTGCGTATGCAGCACTTTGCCGTTGGAGGCGAAGCTGCCGCCGCTGTGCGACACATCGCCCTTCATGGTGCCGCCCTGGGTCACTTCCAGCGTGGCGGTTTTCAGTAACGTGGTGCATTCCACTTCTGGCGTATCCAGCAGGATTTTGACAGCCGCCTTGATCGTCGCCGTCTGAATCCCTTCGGCTTTAAGCGCGCCGGTTGCAGGCTCGTATTCAATGACCGCACCATCGGGAAAAGAGTAGTGCAGCGCATCGGCAGAGGCCGAGGGCGCCGGGCTGGCGTCAGAGAACACGCCGGGTAACACGAAGCCGCTGTTCAGCTCACCGCCCAGGCTTATGATCAGCACCTGCTCGCCTGGCGACGGCGCATTCCATGAACGGGTTCTTCCCGCCCGGGCACTTAGCCAGTGCAGCCAGTCAGTGGTGTTATCGCCGGTTTTTACCCGGCAGGTTCCCGCCTCCAGATTGATGGCGGCAACGGTGCCAATGCGGACCATATTGCGCAGCAAGCGCTTGATTTCTAATATTTGCTCGTTCATGGCATTAGTTTCTCGTTGCAGGAGAAAAGCGGCAATCGAATGCCGTTTACCCAGGGATGGCTAAACAGCGCGTCAGCGGATAAGGGTTATCGCTATGTTTTCCATTCGCTGACCAGCTTGCCTTTGATGTACAACTGCCAGGGGCGCTCAACATTTTCCGGCATAGCCGGTTCTGGCAGATGCGTGATGTGTAATGCGCCGTTCTGCTGCTCAACCCAGACGCGTTCGGTCAGTTGCAGAGTGATATTCACCTTACTGCGCCCATCGCCGGTTGCCTCAAGGGTGAAGGTAAAGCCGGTGCGACGTTTCTCATCCGAAACCATGATGTCGGGCTGGTTTTCCCGAAGCCATGTCAGCAGGGGAACCATGATCAGATCGATATCCTCTGCGTAGTCAGTAATCGTGACGGCCAGCTGGAAGTGGTATTCAAACGACAGCGAGCTGGCCAGCGTGGAAACCAGGTTTCCGGACTGAATCGCTATCGTCAGGTTGTCAGGATTTTGCTGAAGCAGCGGAACGCTGTTTATCAGCACCTGGCGTAGTTGGGTCGCTTTCAACATCATGCTGCTCCTGGCACGCTTTAATCATCTCAATCTGCAACCCGCACGATGCGAGCGCAGCCTCTAACTGGCGGTTATCCGCCGCCAAATCACCCTGCGTCTGCAGGTTGTTTTCCGGAATGGGGCAACTTGTCACGCGTGGACAACCAGTCCAGATAATCTCGGGCATTGCTGAAGGCCGGACGGCTGTGCAGCCGGATAACGTCAGCAGGCAAAGCAGCAGCGCTCCAGGCACGTAAAGCGGGATTGGCATCGGTTTCTCTTCTGATCATGGTTTCACGATGGAGCGCCTGCGCGCTGGCCTGGTTCTGAAGCAGCCGCAGCGCCGCCTCGCGTTTTCGGCTAGCCTGGATATCCGCATCGAGTTGGGCCAGCGCCTTGTCCCGGCTGCTGACGTCAGCCGTCAGCGTACTCACCCTGCGCAGTGCCTCATCCCGTTGATGAGTCATCACGCTAAGGCGCCAGCCGGTTAAGCCCAGGGCAATAAGCAAAATGGCGATCGCCAGTGCAACCAGTCGCATCATGCCGCTCCTTTTAAACACCACGCCATTTCGCGCTGGCGACGGTTATCCAGGCCCGGGTTGTAGGTGCCTTTGACATATACCCAGCGCTTAAGCTGCAGGCAGGCATCGTGCCAGCGGCCGCTGTTGATCAATCCCGCCAGCGTTGAGTGACAGGCGGCGTGCACGCCAACGTTAAAACCGAATGACACCACCGCGTCATAAACCTGGTACGGCATTTCACGTGGCATGCATTGGTCGATCCCGCGTTCAACGCGCATCACGTCGTAAACCAGGTTTACTGCGGCCTGGCGCTCGTTCACCACGCTGGTCGGGGTAACACCTTGCGTGTGACCAATGCCGTTGGTCCAGACGCCGGCGCTGCACTGATAGGGCGAGGTGCGGCAGCCTTCTGCATCGGCAATCAGCTTCAGGCCGGCTTCAGAGGTTTTCAGCATGTTGATTTGCGGTAGCAACGCGGCCAGGGCCAGTACGGCCGCCACGGCGCAACGTTTAGCGGTCTGGCTCAAAGTTAAGCCCCTGTAAGTTGCGCTGCTGTAGCTCGTAAGTTTTGCGACGGTAGTGCCAGTTGATAAAAAACGTCGCAACGTTGGTGCACATGGTCAAAACGGCGACGCCAGAGCCAACCATAAAGGCGATATCCTGCGGTGTGTGACGTCCAAACCACATCAGGACGATCCCGATGAGGTAATTAATCAGAGAACTGATTTTTTCCATTGGCGCTAATCCCACAGATTGAGGGTTTCACCCGTGGCCGCCTGAGGCAGCTCCGGTAACACCACTCTGCATCCGTGCGGTAATGTTGGGCCTTGTTCTGCCAGGCCAGGATTGGCGGCATAAACCTGTTCAACCGCCTGCTGCGTGCGTCCGTAGTAACGCCAGCAGATCTCATCAACGGTTTCTTCCTGTTGTGCGTAAATCAGCATTGATTGGCCCCTTATGAGCGTAAAAGCCATGGTCGAGTAGGCGATAAGTTGAGAACATCCGCTGTCGTGGTGACAGGCAATAAAGGCCCCGTTGGCCAACAGAAACCTGTTCAGAGAATTGCACCGTCGGGCCACCAAACCGCCCTGAAGCCGAATCCGGATAACCCGGATACGCGATGTGCATTGGCCTTCGCGCAGAGCGATCCAGAGATTGCTGTGCCTGCCGCTTGTCAGAAGTAGTGTGTGCCTCAGCAGGCGCTTGCTCAACGCAAGGCCGTCCGCTCAAGGCTGGGCGGGCAGAGGGTTACACCCTGAATGCGGGCGTCGATGGAAGGGTCGCGAAAGCGCTGGGATGACGTGAGCGTATTTGCTTTCACAGCGACGACCGGGAGAGGTCGTAAGCCAGCAACAGGAAAGGGGCAGTAACCAAAAGATTGCCGCGAACGCTGACAGGAAAGCGGCCGGGATAACGTTATTCAGTAAAGGTGGGGGAAGACTACGCCTGGCGAACAGGGGTTGCTGCAAACGCCTGCAGGCAGCAGATGCCCGGCGTTTTCGGTCGGTCATGACGCAATGTCAGCGATAAAACGCACTGGCCCGGTTTTGCTGTTGCCCGCGCCTGAACCCTCTCATCCGTTAAGATGGCTCAGGCAACGGACAACCGTCCTGATGTCACAGTGAACGCGTCGCCATCATGATTTTTTTAAAGGCGTCGCCGCAAAGACAACAGAAAAGTGGTTATCGGAAAGGGTGTAGTTCGCAGCGATTTCAGCGATCAAATTTAACGCGATTTCCCTGTCACGCTCCCGGCAGGCTCCTTCACTGGTAAGCCTGGCGATAAGTTCGACGCGTTCAAGCATGACTCGCTCATGTAATTCATTTCCCACAATTCCCTCCCCCAAATAAATACTGTACATACATACAGTAGCATAGCATTCATTAACTGTGGAAGCGTTTTAAGATAGTTCGTAAAAAATTATATCATGTTGATAGGCATCAACTTTTGTTGTACTGCCTGCCAGACAGGTGAAGGCACACTTACGCCAGAAGCGTAAGAAAAATCAATAGATTTTCCTCATTTACCCATCCAAAACAGCAGGTTTTCACTCCGTCTTTTCGTCACGTCAGGGCGAAAAAGAAATCCTCACCGTTGGCTGGGCTGCAGGAGAAGCATCGCCTCTGTCGTGGCCTGAAACAGGGCCAGGAATGCGTAAAGGCGAAGCCCGGCAGATAAACCTGGAAGCCCTTTCGCCTTGGTGACCTCTGCGCCACGGATCTGTGCGCAGATCGTCAGAGACCTCACTTCCGGCATAAAAACGGCTTACGGGGTCCGTACAGTTATTAACAGAACTCCAAGACAACGAAGCGGACTGGCTTTTTTCGTCGCCCGCATCTTCAGCACGTTTGGGCACCAGCTTCCATAGCTTTAACCGCGTCAGGACTGGCGTATCAGCACCAACGGCAGTGGCGTAAACGCCCTTAATTGACTGGATTTCCTCACCAAACGCATTACAGCTTTCGGCGGGCTGGTACCAGGTGCGCACCGCAAGCGCGTCGCGTTTAACGAACGGGCCGCCCTGGGCATTGATGTAGTCGGCCCATTGACCGGCATCGGCCGCATCGTGCACCGCGGCGAATTCCACGCTCAGGCCATGCGCGGTTTCGGTGTCCGCCATGCGGCGAAGTTCGCGATAAACTGTTACGGGCGCACCTCCGATAAACTGAAACTGGCGGATGTGCCAGCGTGCTGCCCATGCCGACACCGCCATCGCTGTCTCTCTTAGCGGTTTACCGCTCTCGTTATCCCGCTCGCCCTCTAGCGCATAGCCGTCAATATTTTTAGAAACATATTTGGCAACATAGCCGGTCGCGCTGCCTTTCGCCGGATCGATCGCTTCGACGTGAAAACGGGCTTTGCGTGCCTTTGCGCTGTTCAGTTCCTCACTGTCCTGCTGGCAGGCGTAATGGCGCAGGATCTCGTCTACGCGATTAACGTCTTCAGGGCGCATAAACATCAGCAGATGCCAGTGGGGCGTGCCATCATGATGCGGCTCCGCAACCCGTAAACCAAAAATGCTGATCTTTTCACGGTGCAGTTTGGCCCGCACTTTTTGCCAGAGTGAGCAGAGATAGCGCTGTGTTTCGGCCGGGCTGGCCCCCGTCCATTTAGCGTTACGGTGACCACTCTGCAAGGTCGCGTGATAGCGTGACGGCGCGGTTAACGTGTAGAAGCAGGCCCGAAAGCCCATATCCTGACAGATGGTTTCGAAGCCACGAATACGCGTCATCAGTTCAGCACGACGAATAGCCGGATTGGCTACGCTGCCGTCGTATTTTTCAATCAGGCTGATGCGGTTGCCCTCTTCATCCTCCAGATCCATTCCCTGGAGGAAATCACGGGTACGGCGGCGTTGCTCACGCCATTCCGCTACGGCCATAAGGCTGGCATAAGGGGAATGCGTTTTATTGACGTTCGCCAGGGCGATATGCAGATGTTCACGCCAGAAGGCACTGATACGACGCAGCTGACCTTTCCACCATTTTTCCGCCTGCATACGCAGAATGGCCGAGGTCACCGCTTCAGGGCAGAATACGCGGGCGCTGACGGTTTCCCATAAAGGCGGCGTCTGACCCAGCTCACGGGTGATCACCGCCGCGGTCATATACAGTCTGTGGGTATAACGGTAGTCCGTATCGGTTTGGGCGTGAGTGTGCAGTTGCACCAGCTCCGCGTGAATGAAATGCGCGATATCCCCTGCCAACACATCAGTGTCGGCACGGGACATATCCGGAAGGCGGTTAAAGCGTTTCATCAGTTCCCACAGCGTGCCGGCGGCTCTGGCTGCGCCCTGCGGGCAGGACATGCTGCGGGTCAGCTGTGCGACAACGCCCGTGCGCATATCATGCAGTTGATAACGTCGGTTAACAGCGTCAACACGTGGCAATGTGCGCTCAACAAAGGTTTTTGCTAAGTAGGCATTGGCCCGGGCTGTTCCCTGCTGCTGCTCCAGACTGGCAAGACGACGCTTCACGTCCATCTGGACAATGCTGGGCTGGGCACGAAGAATTTTCTGTCCGTGCAACCACGCCGCAATCTGTCGATGACGGTGCTGCTGCTGGTCATGGGTCAGATACGGGCTGGCTATCGCCAGCCGCGGGGCATTCCACGGGTAAGCGAACGACATCATCGCGTATTCCCGTAGTGAAGACGTGCTCTCAGCTCGCTCAACTCCTGACAGGAGAGGCAGCGGGTCACGCCCTGCAGCGCACGACGGCGCGCTTCAGGAATCGGTGCGTCGCACTCTTCACAGAGCGAGGCGCCGATCGCCACAGGACGTTGCGTAACCTGCGCGATATTTTGCGCCAGGATTTCCTCGCTGCGCTGCTGCGCAATATCGATTGCATCTGCCATTAGCGCATCTCACCTGATTCGTTTTCATAACGCTCAGCTTCAGATCGCAACAGCTCTGCTGCTTCGATGCCGTTTAGCGTCTGCCGCGTAATGTGCGCTGCCATCGCACTCAGCCGCTTCGCCACGGCCAGCGCACAGGCTTTACGCTCATTATCGAGCAGTTTATTGAGGGTAAAGGCCATGGCGTCGTTCATTGGATGTGTCTCGGTATTCATCATTTCTCTCCAGATTTTGGGCAAAGGCATGCCCGACGGGTTTACGTCATCACGTCAGGGGTGATTTATTTATTCAGGCAGAAAGCAGTCAGCCGTTGAGAACTGACGCGGCAACATGTTTCCCCAGCGGGCCAGCTTATTCATTGCTAAAATGATGTGCTCACGGCGCGCCTGGTCAAAAAACTGGAAAGGCCTGCCAATGTCTTCCAGCCTGAACATGCCCGGGCAGTCGCGGTTAGCCAGGGTTAATACGCAAAATTTAAAGTCATCATTTTGACGATTAAAATAGCGAAGCGATGGGTTTCGGTTGTGATCGCGCAGCAAGCGCCAGTGCTGTCGAAACGCATCAAACGTCATTTTTTCGCTGTGGCAGTCTTGCTCTGCGGTGAAACGTGGCCCGGCAGATGACTGACTGATGACCTGGACGGTGCGGTTCATAGGCTCCTCCGAAAAACGTTGCAGCGGGTTTTGACGAATCAATACCCTCATCGTTATTACAGTGACGTTTTACTGGCGGCGGATTCGCGCCTGTCTCATCCATGACGCTCGTTAAGCATTAAGCGAAACGGCAGGTGCGCAGACGGTTCCCCCCCAGATTGCCCCGGACAGGGCGCGTTGCTGCGCCAGCCGCGGCCTGAGAGCGCTTTCGACCCTGAAAGCGCGCTTTTACGCGCCTCTCCACGTGCGCTGACTGCATTAGCCCTGCATCTCATTGCGACAATAAGGTTCTGGCTTGATGATTGTAAAAATGAGCCTCATCAGGCAAAATCCTGAGTTATCAGATAAAGCCGCACCCTGTTGCATCATTCAAAGGCTAACTTAAACTGGAGGATACTTAGACTAAATCTAAGTGTCAATAAAAATGAGCGTTTATACTAATTTCAAATTTCCGAACTCGAGCGCAGAAGCTCTGGATCGCGTTGTCGATGCCTACGGCTTTACCATGAAAATGCAGCTTGCAGATCACCTTGGAATTGCAGCAAGTAGCCTGTCTGCACGCTATAAACGTGATGTTTTTCCTTCAGATATCGTTTTACAGTGCGTGATGGAAACGGGCGCAGACCTGCAATGGTTGATCACAGGCAAAGGCTCAAAATTTTCTGAAAGCAAACCCGATACGCCCACGCTGGTTAGAAAAAAGCTAATCAGCGGCAAAATCGAGGAAGCGGGTTATGTGATGCTGGATAAAGCGTTATACGCGCCATTGAAACAGGAACCGCGCAGTGCTTTCTTACTGTTGGCGGAAACCACCCAGTACATCATCGATACCGATTTTGAAGATATGCATGACGGCGTCTGGTTGGTCGAAATTGAAGGAACCGCCAGCGTCAGGACGCTAACGCGCATTCCGGTCAGGAAAGTGCACGTCAGCGGCATCGGCGTAGCGTTTGATTGCGGGATTGATGATATCAGGCTGATTGGCCGCGTGGTTCTGACGATTCAATAAACCGGCGTCGTGCGCACGGCAACGCCTTATCACGGCCTCAGCGTTACTCACAGAATGCGGTACAACGCGGGCCGCCTGCCTCAGGCCGCCCGCTCCGCTCTTAGCGGCATGGGGTTCCCACCAAAGCTGCTTGCTGATCGCTGAGGTTGGCTCCCCGGTCAATACAGGTTTAACCACGGCTCGCCCGTTATCGCCAGCGTTAACGCTTAATACAGTCCGGCCTTCCCCGCTGAAGAGAAAAGCCGCATCTTGTGCTCGACAACGGCTTTCGCCGCCGCCATCGGGCGCACGTAGAGTGCGCTGGGTTCATGTCCGTTTGACTGCAATTCTTCCTGCAGCGCGACATAAAACGCCTTCTTCATATCGCTGGA